CGTGGTATGCGTAACTCCGGAGCCGCAAACGACTGTAGCTCCATCTGCTATGGTCAGCGAAGTTAACGAGCAAACTTCGGTCGCCCGGCCCGCAAATGATACCTGCCCCCCAAGAATGTACGCCGTCGCATTGGATCCACCGATGATTTGGACGGGCCATTCGTTGTTGAATTGCTGTCCCGTTTTCTCGATCACAATTGCAGTAGCAACGCTTCCCAGATTGAGCTTGATGCGTGGAGACAATCGACCTGTACCGCCTCCGATCGACAATGCGGACGTGTTGATCGCCCAGTACTGCGCTCGATACTCTGGATAGCCAGCCGCGTTTGTTTCTGGAAGTCCGATCGCTTCCTGCATTTCGGCCTCGATGACCACACTTGCCATCAAGCCCGTAATCGTCGCAAGTCCATAGAGCATCGCGGGACCACTCTCGACGGAAATCGTATCCGTCGCAACCGGCAGTGTAGAACCACTCCAATTGGCCGCAACGTCGACGAAGTTTGGACCTGTCGCCGCCGTTGTTGTTGCAATTGTGATCGAGCCCGAACCCGTTGTCACAACGCCCGATATTACGATCGGAACGCCCGCCACCTTTGCCGTCGCCGTGATGACGGATCCCGAAACCGAGTACGTAAACTCGGAGAACTCAGGTGGCACTCCGCTGGCGTTCAGTGTGTCCGTGATTTGCGTGGCTGCTAGTGCCGTGGTAGCCCCCGTCATCACGATAGGGAGCGAAGCGAACCCTACCGTGAACGTCAACGTGTTACCGATGGCGATTGTTCCTCCGATGGTGATTGTCGTTACTTGCTTGACCGCTGCCACTGTCCCCAACCATCTGCGTATTGCCATCGCTTACCAGCTCCTCAGTTTTGTTTATTTCGTCGACCGGGTCGACCGTTACGAATTGCGAAACCTCTTCGTCCTCGATCCCTTCCAATGTTTCAATAACCGCTTTGTCGTCGCCCCATCTCGACGACCGAACAAAATTCAAAACGGTACTTTTGCGTACCTTTAGGATGCCCTTCGGATTTTTCACCGCAAGCATCGCACCGGTTTCGAGCCATCGGTGCACAGTGCTCTTATGCACTCCGAGCACCGACGCAACCGTCGCTTGGTTTAAGATCGGGTCAGTTGCATGCGTCTCGATGTCTCCAACGAGGTCCGCTTGGCTTTTTCCGTGTGGTGCGCTGCTCATTTTGGTTCTCACGTTTTGATAACTCCGCCCCATGCCGCGCTCGATCGCTTCGAGACGTATGCAGCATAGGACGTCACGTCGATGTCGTCGTTTGGTTCGTCCGGCTTACCGGTCCATCCAAGCAGTACTCGCAAATACGCTTTGAGCCAATCGGATTGTTCGAGGGGGACGAATATCTTTCCATGCTCCCAACGCGCTAGCATCTTCGAAGCCACCGCACGTTCTAGCTTGGCCCCCTCCCAGTTGTCTCCCATGCCTGGAATGCACGGGCCCACAAGCTCCACCTTGCACGCGGTTACCTCTTTTGCCAGTACCGGCCCGAAGTGAGCATTTTCTACATAAGCCTTTGGCACTTCCCATGCTGCGAGCGTATCGTCTACGCCAGCTACCAGCCTGCTCCAATCCACTTGCCCACGCCAAACGTATCGCAGGAATAGCAGCTCCGAGAGAATCACCTTTCGGTCACCAACCGGCATGACCAAGTGGGGCAAGTGATCCCATACCGCGCAAATACTCCACGATGGTTGCTTGCCACGCGTTACCGCTGCCTTTTCCTTGGATGTTCCCGCCGTGTCGATCGTGGCAAAGCGTTGGCACTTGGCGAAAGGGACCTTGTAGAAGTGATCCTGAAAGGTGATATGGAACTCAGCTTGGTTGCAAACGTACCTACGCACCCAAGCTGAATCGATTTGCGTCCCTTCGGCGACATTCCAGTTGCCGTCTAATAATCTGGCTCTCTCTATTTTGGATTGGGCTTTCAACCTCCCTTTGTAGCCCGGATCCCGTTCCAGGAGTTTGGGGTTGTCATCGAGCGTCGCCCGGATGAACGTGACCGACATGATGTCGTTTTCGTCGATGTCATCGAATTCCTCGATCAATTCTTGCTTCGAGTCGGACCAATGTAGGATCCCTTCGGAGTCTCGATAGAAGTATCGAAGCTTCCCAATGCGATCTTGAATCGCGTAGCCGTCCTCGCCAATCCACCAAGCAAGGAAGTCAGCGACCCAGCCTGGCTTTGGGTTGCAAGTGCAACGCACGTACGGTCGGATTCCGCATGTAGTCCGCAATCGAGACAACATGTAGAAAAACATGGTCTCGGTAAAGTGAGTCAGCTCGTCTAACCCCACGAAAGCGTACTGCAAGCCCTGGTGGGAATACTTGTCCTTTTCATGCTGCAAGTGTGACAGCTTGATCCTTGCACCCGATGGGAATTCCGCGTCCAAATGTGGAATGTCTCGCAGACTAGCGCCAAGCGCTCGATAGCTCGGTTGGCATTCGTCCCACAAGCCTCCCTGCCCGGTTAGCTCCGGATAGGTCCGTCGAAAGATGATTGCACGGAACCCTGGCAAGTCCACGTATCGCAGAGGATCGTGGACGATAGTCCAAGACTTGCCACCCCCGGCGCTGCCGCCATAGATGACAATATCGGCTTCCGATTCAAAACAATCGGTTTGCGGTCCTGGGTTCGGTTCTAGAATCGTGTCGAGGTTACTCGCTACCATCGGCCTGAACCTCTTCCGTTGGCGGTCTCGGAGTCGATGGCAAGCGTCGATTGTTGTCGGGTAACTTGATGATCAGCCTACCTGTCATTTCGGTTTTTACCCTGAGTTCCTTTCCGTAACCTCGATCCCGTCCTTTGCGATCGAGGTACCAACCCGCAACCTTTGCATTTATCCTAATGGCCCGCTGGATGGTCTGCTCCGCCTCGTCCAGCGCTTTGGCTTCAACCTCGTCGAAAGCATCGCCAACCCATTCGACCTCTTTGCGATACTTCGCTACGGTCTTGCGATTGACACCCAGTTCGTTGGCAATGGCCGTTACCATGCCCGCGTTCTTTTTGATCGCGTTCAACCATCGTTCCTTATCTGTATCTATGTCGATTTTGTTCACTGCGTTGCAACCTGTGAGTATCATTGACTAGAAAAACAAACGACGTAGATCGAGTTTGCTGCGGGTGTGATTGCCCCTCCTGTGACATTTCTTAAGGTGATTGACACTGTGTTTGTTCCGCTAACCCACGCTTGCTTGACTATGATTCCAGCATCAAGGGCGTTAAGCCATCCGAGATTGACGGAAAATCCATTTGATGATCCGTTTCCTTGAGAAACCCCGCTGACGGGCACTGTGAACGTGAATTCGCTATTGGCCGATATGCTCGTAAAGCTTTGAGTGAGCCGTGAGGTGTAGGGTCCAACGCCGATACTCAACCCTGTCGCCGTGTCTCTCAGGAACTGCTTGTTAGCATTGATCCAATCCACGACTCCCGTCGTTTGGCTAGTGTAGGGGTTCGTCGGATTTCCGTACGGATTGTTGGGCCGGTAAATCTGTTCGGGAAACTGATTTGGATTGACAAGCTGGTTGACGCTAAACCGGCCCCATAACGTCCCGTCCTTTGCCTTCAGGTTTAGGTCCCTCTTCCAGGCAATGTCTCCTCCGACTCCAAAAGTCGTGTCCGCAGTAATCACAATTGGAGCATCCGAAAACGCTCGACCCATACTCAGGATGTCTGTGCTCGTCTTGTCGTTCGCAATATCGGCTGTGAGCTTGTCGAAAATCGTCGTCAAACTTAGCTGTTTTATTAGCATAGATGCACAGTACGCATACGCTCGGGAATCATGGTGTATTGCGTCTCCCTGCCATCCCAATCCGTTTAGCCTAGCCCATGGTCCAACGGCTGCCATGCAGTCGAAGAACCCTATATTTTCTGATGCGACCTTAGCACGCAGGTATTCCGCAACAGCTCGCATTTGCACGTCGCCATCCGATTGCCTTGGTCCGTTTCCAATGAACAGCACTGACCTACTGCTATCGCCAGCTTTGGCAAATGCCATTAGCTTTGTCCAGTTATTTGCATACTCGCTCACCGGGTCATCAAAATGGAATGTGATGAGGGCCGGATTAAGGTCGCTCACGATGGGCGTGTAGATTTCGCTTGGACACATGCAAAACGAAGTGGGAGATATTCCTTCTAGAAACACATGGCTGCCGTCAAACCCTGCTACGCTCGTCGCGTAGCCTGTGTAAGCTCCGATGATTTTGACTCTTCCACTGCCGCTAGTGACTCGTGCTCTGATATTGACCTTCGCTTCGCTGAATGTCCGCTTGGCAATGGCTCCAATCGTCGCACCGTTATTGGCATTGATGCTAGCGCCTTGCTGGGTCCAGGTCGTGTTGTCTGGAGACGTTTCAATCACAAACACGGCGGCACCTGGCTCAGCGATGTAGTAGACTCTCACTTCAGCGCAAGTCACTGTGGTAAAAGTGTCCCATCGTATACTCCCAGCAGGTCCAACGCTGTAGTATTTCCCACTCGGCCAGATTGCGAAATCACTCGAAACGAGAGAGGCATCGCCGTTTAGGCCAGGAAAGGGACCGCCTGGCACAAAGAAAGACACTGGATCGGCCACCAACGTTCCTTGTCCGATAAAGCCTCCATCTTTTCCAGCACCTCCGTACGCTCGCTGAAAATACCAACCGATCCATCCGGCGACGCGTGCTGCCAAAGAATCCCCACAAGTCATCAGGTGCAGACGCTTATTTGCGTTAGCCGTAGTGGATGCAGTGGCAATGTTAAATTGCCTCGCAAACCAAGTGTGCATTTGCCCAACGCCCTCATTCTGTGCGCCTTGAAGGCCTTGAGGTCCTTGTGGTCCTTGTGGTCCGGTCTGTGAAGCAAATCTGATCGAGTAACGCGTTGGCGCTGAGGTATAGTTGATCGAAAAATTGGTCATGTACTTACCGTCCGTTCCAGCGTGACGCGACCTTTCAGAATTTTCGTCCGCCTGCCTACAGAATCAATCATCGAAACGTCGTAGAAGTACTGCGCGTCTGCTGGCTCGTTTGAGAGATCGAGCACCGCGGTCACGCTCGAATATACTGACATGGTGACCTCGTTTGCCGTTTTGTCAAAAGCAAACGCAAACATCAAAGCCGAGGAAACGTCTTGACCCTTTCGCACTTGGCCAACGAAAGAGCAATCCTCCAGCGTCATGGCAACATCATCAACCCGAATGTCGAAGGTCTCGGACCATTCGGTGTTTTGGTGTATCGTTAAGTTTCGGATCGCTGGCATTGGCATGCTATGCCTGAGCCTCCGTCCAGGACAATCGAGCTTGCACGGTTAACGATCCGCCCGTGTTATTGATTGCGACGAGCGTGACAACGTCAGGCCCGTCAGGGTAGAGATTTGCGGGTGTAGTCGGAACGGCTAAAGCTGTGCCGCCTCCCAGGATGCTGGTTCCAAGATCCCGAACTTTATCGAGGTCCTGTTGTGTGACGGCGTTCGTATTCGTGAAACACGAAAAAGCTGCTTCGCCCCCCGCGATGGTAGTTGCGGCAGCATGGAAGCAAATTTGGGAAAGTGAGGATCCCCCGACCGCTTGGAAGTTGCCCGCCGATACCCTTCCGTTTAGCACTAACGCGAGCCTCAAGGTTCCGCTAGCGATCGCATCAAGTTGGGAAAGCTTCAACTGCATGCGGTTTAGGAGTTCTCGAGCGCCAAGCAATCCAGTTAAGCCCGAATCCACGCTTGGTCCCAAGCGAATCGACATAAGTGCATTTGTAGCGCCTGCTGCGATTGTCAACGCTGAGGACATGCCCTGGTTGAATATCAAGCTTGAATCTGCATCGTAGCGTCCGTCCATAATGACGGATGAACCCCAGTGAGAAATAGCTGGCGCTGATTGCGATACCGCGTATTCGACCGCGATTTGGGACGTTGCGGAAAAACTAAAAGCGCTGGCGGTTTGTCCCCCCGTAACTCCTCTTGTGCAACCCAAAAACGCGGTTGGACTCTTATTTGTGTAAGTAATCAGCTCGATGTTGCCGCTTGTCCCGTTGTCGGAAATTCGGATCGTACCCGCAGATGGGAATGCCGCGGTACTTACCACGTTGATCGTCCCATCGGTCGCAGCAACGCTTGATGTCAGTGTTGTCAATGGTCCAATGGCCATACTGTCATAGCGTGCTGGCAAGTTGCCCGACCGCATGTACGCTTCCGTGTTGACGTTGTTGTTTTGCAGCTTATGAACGTACGTCTTGTTGCCGTTCGCCCCTCGCATACCCCAACGAATGAACCCGGCCCCGTACCACGAATAGTCGATGTACAGCATCTGCATTTTGCCAATATCGATCGCGGTTTTGCTTATGCCGTTCCCGTCGAATCGATCTATGTTCCAATCCACTTGAGCAATTCGCGTATCGATCGTCCGAGAGACGATCGTGTTGGACGATGTCACTCCTCGATACTCAGGTGCGATCACCAACGCGGTTTGCGATTGGATTTGGAGTACTCGATAAGACATTCCACGGATCACGATGTATCCGCCAACAGTTAATTGATCAACGAATCTAGTATTGGTGCCCGTTACGGCCGAACTACCGTTGGTAACCGCCACCAGGCCCGATAGCTGCGCTGTTGAGGATCGTCGGACACAAAACAAGGTTTGCCCGTCGAACTCAAAGAACGCCCCGTTTTGCGAATCGAACAAGCCAATACGGGTTGTACATCCGTACCAGCTCGTTGGGGTGACGTTGATGGGGAAGCCAGTGGCCGTTGCTCGCGTCGGAACGCTTGCCGCGATGTAGGTGAACGTGGTATCGGAAGGAACGGAAGCGACGGGGAATGTCCCGTTGTATGCCGCTTCAATCGCCGAATCGACGCGTACCGTGGCGTTGATCGTGAGCCCGTGTGGAAACCGTGTCGTGACAGTCACAGTGGTCCCCGAGCTTGTCAAAGAGTCAACCGAGAGCGCTGGAGCGAAAATGGTCCCCGTGCTGAACTCGATACCCTTGCCCGATTGATACCTGAAGTACCGACGGGTTTGTCGAACTAGCTGCGAATTCGGGGATCCAGATCCCGCCGAGAAAGCGACACCGCCGTCGAATGCCCGGTGAATCGAGTAGCCCCCGGATCGCCCGTAAATTGTTGCATTCGCTCCGCCCGTCGCTGTGATTGCT